ATCGCCTTTTACGATTGTCCAATTAACAAATGGTGGTGCTTCACCAATGTCGTAAGTAGATGCGCCTTGTCCTCTATATGTAGCCATAGTTCTTTTATTATATCACAATAAGTAATCTTATATTTTGTTATCAAAAAGTTATAAATATAACGGACAATTCGGACATTAAGGTTGTACTGATTAGTAGATTGTGTTATACTAGATTATGAGACCAATTAGGTCTCATTCGTTTCTTAGGAGGTAAAAACTATGAGAGAAACAAAAGTGTGGTTTGGGGTATTGTTATTGGTGTTTACATCTGCTATTTTTTCAAATAATGCAAATGCTACTACCAAAAATAATTTACTAAATGAAGTAGCCTTGAAACAATCTACCGCCCCTAAAGCGGTTTTTTTAGTTTCTAGGGCAAAAATGTTAAAGAAGTATGAAAATGCAGCAACTCTTTCAGACAAAGATTTGGTGCTAGTTCTAAAGGCAGTAGGGTTTAAAGGACGGGACTTGCAAGAGGCCTGGGCTATAGCAAAAAAGGAATCTAATGGACAACCTATTAGATTTAATGGCAATACAAAAACAGGAGATAGTTCTTATGGGCTATTTCAAATTAATATGATTAGTGATCTAGGTCCAGAGCGTCGTGATAAGTTTAACCTTAAAACAAATTCTGATTTATTGAATCCCGTCATAAACGCAAAAATTGCATACCATATGAGCGATGGTGGTAAGAACTGGTCTGCTTGGAAAGGCATAACAGCCAAAACCAAGATGTGGATGAAGAAGTTCCCACACAACATTTAAACAAAATAAAACCCCCCTTGGCTATATGCCTTGGGGGGTATTTTTTTATCTATGAAGATTATGCGATTTCAACACCTGAGATGTGAAATGATACTGTTACTGCTGATGCAAAACCAGCAATAATCTTAGTTGTAGCAAGTACCTGCTTTAGGTCAAAAAATGCTGTTGTATTTGCTGCAATTGCAACTGTCTTTAGCATATCAACACCGTCAAGTGTAATAGTAAATGTTGCTGCTGTTGCTGCTGAGTTTGCAACTACAATGTTTGTAACAACTGTAGTAGTTGATGATGGTACTGTGTATAGTGTTGCTGATGATGTTGCTGCTGCTGTACGAGCAAGAGCCTTAGTTGTTGTAGCCATTTATTTCTACTTTCTTTTAATAGTCGCGTCCCCGCTTTTATCGTGGATCACCTATAGTGCAATTATACAGTATTTTATTCTTCTGTTGGTGTTATATCTGGTGCTATGAAATTAGTGCCGTCATAGGACCAGCCAATGCCTGCGGGGTTTTCATCTGTATATTCAATAACGTTATAAATATTTATCTCATTAAAAATTTCAACTGAACTTGCAACTATAATGTTTGTTACTTTATTGTCTGAATCAATCATTGCATATTTTTTCATTTTTAACTCCTAGTAATAAAGGTAGAGAATACCTGCGCCACCAGAACCAGCCGTCACTCCACTATATCCACCGCCGCCGCCACCGCCACCTAATCCACCTGTTCTTCCACTTGCAATTGCTGCATAACCACCGCCGCCAGCGCCATTGACTCCAGTTGCTCCAGCAAATTTGCCTGTGCCACCAACGGTTCCAGCATATCCAGCACCACCACCAATCCATTGTCCATTTCCACCATTGCCATGAGAACCACCGCCACCACCAACAAGACCAGTTCCTCCAAGACCATTGCTCACGTTGTAAGCATTTCCATTTGAAGCTGTAAGGTATCCATATCCAGCTCCTCCGCCTCCAGTCCAAGCACCGTTGTTAGGTGCGCCTGATCCAGAGGAAGAACCTTCTGGAATAGAAGTAATATAAAACCCTAAAGAAGCACCTCCTGCTCCACCGCCCTGTCCTCCAGACCAGTTAGTTCCTTGACCTCCGCCTCCGCCTGCGGCAGTTCCAGTTGAACTTGGAGCACTGCCTGCTGCACCGCTAGCAGTACCAGAATTTATCCCGCCTCGTCCCCCAGCGCCACCGCCTCTAGCAACAAGACTACTAAAAATGCTATTTCCTCCGTTAGAAGTTGCAGTTCCACCTGCGCCGATGACTACATAGGCAGAAGGAAATACAAGACCTTGAACTAAAGAAGCACCTCCACCGCCACCTCCTGATGTAACGCCAGCACCTGAATCATAACCTTGGCCACCTCCACCGCCACCGCCGACAAGAATAGCGTAAACTTGTGTAATATTTGAAGGAATAGTAACTACTCCAGTAGACGTAATTGTTTGTTGAAGAGTTAATTGAGTTGGATTAAATCCAGAGGATGCTTCAGGGAATACTGATTGACCCATTATTTATTCTCCTCTATTGTAGGTGGTATAAAATTAGTACCGTCATAGGTGTAACCAATGTATGCTGGATTTTCGTCTGTATATTCAACACAGGTTTGCCTTGTTGCTTCTTGTGCTATTTCTAAATTATTGCAAACAATAACATTAATTACTGTATCTCCATTAAGAACTGCAAAGTATGCCATTTATATTTTCCTTTCTTACCAGTAAACAAGCACACAGCCGTTACCGCCTGAGCCACCTGTTTCAGAATCAGCACGGACTACACCTGCACCACCAGCACCGATTGTTACTGATGTAAAAGTTGCTGGAACCCAACCCATAATAATGGCACCTGCGCCACCACCGTGACCGCCACCGCCGTTGTTTGGCACTAAAGCAGTACTCCAAGTTCCCGCACCACCACCGCCACCACCAGAACCGCCGTTAATTCCAGTAGATAGTGCAAGTATTCCTGAACCGCCTCTGCCAGTACTTGTGTAAGTTGTACCATTGAAAAATGCAGCACCGCCAGTGCCTGCTCCAAGGTTTCCAGCGCTGTTATTTCCACCGCTTGTACCTGCGCCTCCACCTGGACCATATTGACCAGCGCCACCATTTTTGCCTGCAGTGGTAGCATTACCTCCACCGCCACCGCCTCCAGATGTGCCAAATGAAGAACCAGCAACATTTGCGCCGCCTCCACCCGCGCCAAATGCATATAAATATTGAGAAGCAGTTGTGCTACTGCCATTATTACCAGAACCTAAAAGACCGCCTCCACCTTGAGCAAATAAACCAGCAGCGTAAGTCATTCCCCCAAAACTAGTTGGTGTTGTTGAGTTGTAAGTTCCACCACCTTGTCCTCCGCCTACAAGAACAACAAATACATTACTTACAGGAAATGTAATTCCTGTTGTAGTAGATGTATAAGTACGTTGCAAAGTTACGCCAGAAGGCACTTGCGTAGGCAATTGTGCGCCACTGCTTGCACTTGTTGCACTTGTTGCTTCAGGAAATACTGATTGACCCATGATTATTTCTCCTCTATTGTAGGTGGTATAAAATTAGTGCCGTCATAAGTGTAGCCAATACCAGCGGGGTTTTCATCTGTATATTCAACACAGGTTAGTCCAGTTACTTCTTGAGCAATTGTTTGTGTTTCAGCAAGAATGGTATTGATTACTATTCCATTTTCAATTACTGCATAATTCATTTTATCTCCTTAGAATCGTAATACATAAACAACACCAGCGGTACCATTTCCGCCTGCGTTGCTACCAGATTGACTAGCATTTGCACCTTGTCCGCCTCTACCTGCTCCACCTGCAAAACCAGAAGTTACAGAAGCACCAGCACTTGCTCCACGTGTGCCACCACCGCCTCCACCAGTAGTTGCATTTATTACCCAAGGAGCAGTCAATGTATTAGCAATACCAGGTCCTCCACTTGCAGATCCAGATGCACCGCCTCCACCTTGTCCTCCTGTAGTGTTAATTGTTCCTCCAGTAGCAGTTCCACCCGTGTAAGTAGCACCGCCACCCGCACTTAAAGAACCAAATGTAGTAGTTCCTCCTGAAGTTCCGTTGCTGCCGCCATTGTTTCCAAAGTTAGGTGCTCCTGCTCCACCTGTTCCAAAAGATCCAATAGTTACAGAAATTGATCCCGTTAGTTGTACAAGTCCGTAACAAATAGAACCACCACCTCCACCATTACCTCCACTTGCAAAAGTAGTATTGTTCCACCCGCCTCCGCCGCCACCGCCTCCGCCGCCAACACACACAACATAACCAATTCCAGTTCCTGTATAAGTACCTGATGATGTAATTATATCAAGAGTTCCAGTAACTGAAGATACGGGGTTTCCAGTAAGTGTTGCAGAAATTACAATAGACGAACCAGTATTAACATAATAGCCAATTCTTGTTGCTGCAGTTGCAAGATTGAAAGTAACTGTTCCAGATGCTGTTGTTGCACTTCCAATATAAGTTGTTCCATTCCAAAAATCAACAACCGCAATTGATCCAGACGCACAAGTAATTGTATAGGTACCTGCTGCAAAGGCATTCGTTCCATTGTACATAGTGTTTGCACTTGTTGCGGTAAAGGTTTGTGCAATTGTTGAAGCCGCTGCTGCACTAGCAGCTATTGGGAAGACTGTATTTGCCATTGTTATTTCTCCTATATTGTTGGATATTTGAATATGTCAAGGTCAGCTGCTTCCACTGGAAAATCTCTGCGACCCATTAGTTAGTCCTTTGTTAAAATAAAGCGGTAGCCTTATAAACACATTATAACATATATTAAGATACAGAGATATAGACAGATTTAATCATTGCTTCACATGGATTATCTGTTCTTATTTGTGGTATTGCTCCAAAAGATTGTATTTTTTGATCCTCAACAAAAACGGTCTGCTCAATAGAAAAATCATAGTCATACTGGTATTTTAAGTTTCCTACATAGGACAATGGAGATATAGAATCATTGTCTAAAAATGTTTTAAACCAAACCTCAGTATTTGTTGTATATGTGGTCAAGGATACGTTATAACGAATTGTTACTATTGCTCCAACATTTAAGGTTTTAAAGTTTAACTTCTGTGTAGATTTGTTCCATAAAGAAACATTGCCTTTAGGTAAATAAGCCTCTTGTGTATTACTTGATGTGCTATTTAGTAAAAGGTTAACCCAACCATCTTCACCTTCATTAATTCCAGTTCTTTCTTGTTTAGGATATTTATTTTCATAATATCCCCAACCAATCATCTGTTCAGAAGGAGATGCTAAACTTTTACCATTAATTCCATTTTTACCATCTTTGCCATCTATACCTGGATCGCCTTTATCGCCTTTTAATCCTTGTATACCCTGTAAACCTTGTGGGCCTATTTCTCCTTTAGGACCTCGCTCACCTGTGGGCCCAGGTACTGGAAGAAATAAAAATTGACCATCACTGTCTTGAGACTGTTCTACTTTAGTAGCGTATGTAGATTTTTTAATTGGCGAGTCCATACTTTTGGATACAGCCATAAGGTGTTACTTCTTTACTTTAAATATTGTCCCGTTTATCTTAATGATAGGTGGGAGTTTAATGTTTGTGTCATTAATTTTAATTATCATAAAACACTCACAGGTGTAATATCTCCAAGAACACAAATTGTTCCAATTACTGGAGTCCAAGTTATTGTTGTATTTCCGTCTGGAACTGTTGCTTGTAAATCAAAAGAAAGTTCTGATACTACTGATTTATATTTTGTTCCCCAATTTGCTGTAGTTTCTGCTGGAGCTGTAACTGTCACAACGCTATTAGCTACTGTTACTGGAAGGTCATCTAAAACGTCTGATGTTGGATCATAAGCTGTTGCAGAGTATGTCCAGCCATCTGTATCAAATTCTGTAACTTCGTCATTTTCAAGAAGGGATACTGTAAATGAGGCAGAATCACCACGAACCACAGTCCATTGTATATTTGCTGGGGTGGCCCCAAATTTTTCTATTGTAGGTGAGCACATATCATTGATTATACCATAATAAATAGGATTGACTCCTAGGGGCAGTGGGGTGGGTAGAGAGCAACCTAGGAGCCAACCATTATGATTATAACATTATATTATAAATTAACCAGGGTATATGAATTTTAATTGTTATCAAATTGTTATATTAGTAATAGTACCAAATGTCCACTTTATACCAATAGGCCAGAGTATTGATAGTGTATACTTAAAATATATAAAGAAAAGAATAACTAACTAGTAAGGTTTTTAAGATATCTTATATATTATATATAGTAGTTATTTAGAGCGAGAAACATATTCAAGCAATATCTCATACATATGATCTAGTTTATCACTAGTTGCTTTTCTCAATTGCTTTGCTTCTTCTTGTTCCGCTTTAATTGCCCTAATTTCATCACGCATGCTGGTTCCGCCGTTAGTTTTGGTTTCGGCACGAATATCGCAAACCGCTTCGTGTATAGGCTTGATCTGGACTTTAATATACCAACGAATTCCGCTAAGTAAAATTCCCCCGATTGAGAGTAATGTAAGGACAAATCCTGCCCATTCGGTTGCGGTCATAATAAGATAATTATATCATTATATAATATTAAAAAATACAAGTTCGCACGATATAAGTCTTCGCCAATTTTTAAATTCGCCGAAATAGAGGGTATTAAACCACCTATGTACAAACCCTGCATTACACATGCAAATATGTACAATATACGGTGTATGGACATATAAACCTTTCTACGCTACAATTGGATAATGGTAGATAGCATCAAAGATATTCTGAAAATATTTTTAATTGAGAAGTTACGGCTTCATCACATGTTATACCGACTGCCTGCGATATCTGAATTCCTGGAAGAATTAATTGCTGAGGTTTTGCAGGAAAACGGATACCCAAATGACTGGAAGCCAAATCGCTCACATACTGTATCTAAAGACCTCACGTTGCTCGGTTCAAAAGACCTAACGCTAAATGAGGGAAAGTCTTTTTCAATTAAGTCTGGTATTTATGATCCAAAAAAGAAAACCCTAAAATTTTCGGGGAGTAGATTAGGAAAACACGACACAATAGAATCTATGGTAGAAGCAATAGAAGATACTCATGCAGATTTCTACATATGCCTTGCAAAAGCCCCAGAAGACTGGTCTAATATACCAGGAAAGGCAGATCCTAAGTGTTATTACCTATTTGTATTTGAAGCCTCTAAATTAGACTATAATGGCCAATGGGGTGTGAAAGAATCTAAGAAAGGTGGTTTTAAATACGTGATAGATAAACCAGGCTTTCATGCTAAAATATCTGCGTCAATGTCATATCAACTCTGGACTACCGTGGATTGTTCTATTATAGGCGATCCAGAGAGAATTGTTGTTTAATGTCAGATGATGTTTCTTTTGGTGATTGGTTAAAACCTTCTACGCCTAGAGCTAGTGAGGAATTGTCTCAATACCGTTTGAAAATATGTCAAAGCTGTGAATTTTTTTCTAAGTCATCCCGCTGCAAAAAGTGTAAATGCTTTATGAAACTTAAAACCGAGCTAGCCGATGCTAGATGTCCTATCCATAAATGGTAAATAACTTTTTGTTATTTAACAGTTACAAACCTCATCACCACAAACACAGCTAGATTCTATAGGGGTTTTACATGTACAGCTATCTCCACATGTATCAGATAGTAGTTTAAGTTCTAGGTTTTCTTGATCTGTACCCTGCATTTTATTAAATTCTGATATATCCATGGTTTTAGTATACCGCAAAATCTGAAGCAAACTCGCTTTGCTCGTTTTCTGAAAAATTATTTAAAATAGGGTTTTGGGGTTTGGGGAAATAGGTTTGACAGAAATCTGAATATTTTTATCAGATGTACGATACATGATTTATAATATAAATACTATAAATAATAGTGAGCACACATAGGATCTACCTATGCCTCACCTTGTAACCACCCGTCAATGCCTAATATATCGCATGTAACACGCACACGTAACGATTTATCTATGTGCTTGGGATATAGTGCAATGAAATCATGCACCTCATCTGTAGTGTTTAGATTGAGTAGGCTTGTTGTGCCTGACATGCTTGTTAGTAATACTTTCATTTAGTATCTACCTTTCTAATATGGTAAGTAAATCCCTTACCTAGTTTTTCTAATTCTTTCATAACGCTAAGGATTTCCTCTGCGTTGTTAGCAGTACTGTCTACAGATAGCAATTCGCTACCCTGCCATATTGAGTAAGTAATAATCATTTAGAGATACTCCAATCTGACCACCAAGACAATCTGTCTGGGTCTTCTATCCAAAATCTTTCAATATTGTTTTCACATGTCTCGCAGAATGTATATTCTACATCTGCTACCTCTGAGATAGAGGCTAGGTGAGGTGCATGCTCTTTGCATGCTGTGATTGTAGTTAGTGTAGTCATATTGACCACCTTTCGTTTATTCGTTACCCTTGTGGTAACTATTTCCTTGACCTAGGTTATTTGCCTACTTAGTAGGGCTCACTAGGATTTCTTATTTAGTTGTTATAGTAGAATACTACCATAGATACCCTGAAAAGTCAAGGCGACACGCCGTTGGCGTGGTGTGATTCTAGTCACATACCTTCTTGGATAGTAGGGATATTGCTAGGTCTAGGCTAGCCTTGCGCTGAGCCTCTACCATACTCTTGTATTCTTCAAGTGTCATTGTATGACCTTTCTTTATTGATAACCTTTATCAATTTTTCTTATACTGCAAGTATAGCATAGAGATTGCTAAAAGTCAAGTCCTGAGACGGCGTGTCGTGTGTGATATACACCACATGGCCCGGCAGTTATCCACATGATACACATCACACTAACAATTGAGCGTGAGTTATCCACATGATGTACCTCACATTGTAAAATGTCCATATTGACCTACTTACTGGGTAGTAGATGTCAGACCCCCCTGCTATACTTACAGTATAAGAAAAAGTAAATAAAGAAAAATCTTAGTTGAGCCTATTGAGCCTAGCAAATAATCCGAAAGGTGAGCCTAGCAAATAAATAGCAAATAATACTAAGCAAGGAAAAAGAATATCTCTTGAAAGGAGAATATAAATGTCAATAGAAATTTTTGAAATGAATGAAAATGGTGCTGGTTGGGTATCATTAGAAAATGCTACATCTTCAACCAAAATTGATTTAGAGTGGGCAATTGCAAACAATGCAGATGTTCAAATGCAATGTTTCAAATGTCATACACCAATCCCAAAAGGTAATGTATGTATCAATCACAAAAATGTAAAAGGAGGAATTTACTTTGACTAAAAAAAATGTAATAATTAGTTTTGTTACTGAAGCAGATACAGATCTGCAAGCAGTATTCAATCTAAATAAAATTTTGAATAAACTTTCTGATAATGAATTAGAAAAGTTCAATGCGTTTGAAGTTTTAGATGTAGAGTAATCTCTACACTAAGACCGCCCGGCGCGGCGTGATGCATATCACATAAAATATACGGCGTGTCGTCTTGACTTTTTGATATTTCTATGTTATACTTCTCGTATAAAGAAAATTGAATAGTGACAAAAAGAAGCAGGTCATGAGCCTAGCGAATAAGCCTCTACCAGAGGATGAGCCTAGCAAATAAGTGACCAATATCACAAAGAAAGTTTCTCAACACACCCCTAAAAGGGGTCAATATGTCAGTGGTCTATGTTAGACTTACAGTATAAACAAAAAGAAAGGAGTCACTAATGACTCACTATAAAGAAATCCGAAAGGATATAGCCCTAGAGTATGGGCTAGCGAGTGCAGGATATGCACCTCGTAAATATGCATTGACAGTTCGCCAATGTCAAATACTCAATAATAAATACGGCTATGAAAAAGCCTCAATGATAGTAAAACGCTATCGCTCAATGTTTCTAACTAAGAAAGTTGGTACTAACTAATGGTACAAGTAAAACTAACCTCATTCAATGGTAATGTGAAACGCTTAGAGTTTCTCACTTCATACCTTGCAAATAATTACATAAAGGCGCTACCTAATGCGCTACCTAAAACAGTAACGCTTCAAGTAGAATGCGACGCTCTAACACTTTCAGGTTTCGTGAGAGGAACAAAATAATGAAAACTAACTTTGAACTAATTGCAGAGATAAAAACTCTTGCAGAAAAAAACTGCGGTGAAAACTATAGTGCATTCCTATGGGGTTGCTCATCATCACTTCTAACAATGCACGACCTTGAACTAATTCTCTCAATTCTAAAAGATAAGGAAACTAACTAATGAATAAACAAAATCAAATTGACGAGGCTATTGCTTCCGCACAATCACTATTCAACACTCCTGAATCCATAGAGTTTGCAAAGCGCATGGAATTTGAGGACTATCTCAATGACTCATATGGACGCATTGAAATTTGCGGACAAATATTTTTTCCTTCTGATGTTTTGCGTGAATGTGACCCAATTGCATTTCGTGTTTATCAAAGTGACTTTGAATCAATGAATGAGGAGAATAACTAATGAAAAAATACACATTTGGCGTTTGGCTAGATATTGATGCAGAAGATGAAGAAATGGCGTTATCTTTATTTGATAGCGTTATAAAAAATACTTTTGTAAAAGACTCTTATTGTTTTGAATGGAAAGAGGTTGAGTAATGAATAACTTTTATCAAACTTTTTTTGTAAGTGGTAATGCACTTTTTTGGTTCTCAATGATTTGTTTTATTTCTGGATTTTATTTACACACTAAAGAATGATCACGTGGGGCCCGGCGCACTCGGGCGTGTCGCCACCCTGTGAGATTTATCACAAGCTTTACGGGCATTATTTTGCTTTCCCAGTTTGAAAATGTCAGTTGCTTATGATAGGATTAGATTATTCTAAAGAAAGGAAATTCCTAAATGGGAAATTTATTTGATGAAATTGGTGAAATCGCAGGTATGTGGATTTGCGATGAGTGCGATACTATCGCCTATGTGTCAGTAGAGGCTGATACAATAAATGTAACACAATGTCAATGTGTGCAACTATTCAGAACTCCTGAATCAAACTAACAGAAAAGGAACAGAAAATGGTAAAAGTAGAACACAATCTAAAATTCGTAACAGAGGTTGATGAGACTCACCCTGTTGGAATGAGACTCCTACAACTCCCTGAATCAATGCGTATAAAAATGCTTGAAGATATGCTAAAGGAATTGCTTGCACCTAAAATTCAGCCAGCGCTAGATGAAATCAATGAAAACGGCTCTTATGCAATTCTAAAGGTTGCCGACTAATGATGACACGCAAAGACTATGTAGCCGTTGCAGAGATTCTTTCAGCATATAAAAAAGGAATGCTTGATGACTTCTGGTTTGAAGATTTGGTAACTGATTTTGCAGATTTTTTTGCAAGTGATAATCCAAATTTCAAAAAAGATGTATTTGCAAAAGCCTGCGAAGAACAATAAAATAAAAATTCCTAAGCAAGAATAAAAACTGCTTGCACTATTGTGCACGAGATCGGCCCGGCGTGTCGTACACAGGTTATCCACAGAGCTTTACGTGTGATTATAAACACACCCCGAAACCCCATTATGGATTGGTAATTGTCAGTCATATATGATAGGATATTTATATCAAACTAAGAAAGAAGGTCAAGATGAACCTAGATGAATATAAGGCTTATGTAATAGCCACCCGTAAGCAAGCAACTCAAGAGGCGATGTCAGTCCTCTCTGCTAAGATAAACGAAACAAAGAAAGAAGGAAATAAATAATGAAAGCAGAACTAAACGAAACACTAAAAACTGTTAGAAAAATTCGTAACAATGACCACGATTCAGGAACTCACTATTTGCTAGGCTACTTATGGGCAAGCCTTTCAGAAAAAGAACAAAAAAGAATTTATAATTTATTCAAGTCAGACTTAGAAGAACAGGAAAAAAATAAATAATGGAATACTTATACTCAGTAACATGCACCTATGACGGAGACCGTTCACCACATTGGACAGGTCGCTATGACAATGCACTTGACGCAGTAGATACCTACAATAAATTTGTAGACTATGGACTTGCTAGCGAA